ATAAAAGAAGGCCGTCTTACAGCGATGACGGATGACAAAGGAAAGATTGTTATTAACAGCGATACATTAGAAAAAGAGTGGTATAGCAAATCTGCTTTTAAAAGAGTAAGAACTACATCTAAGGACAATAATGTAGTTGTCCATAGATCCCGACTTAGTAAAACAGATGAGTCAATACCAGAATATGAAGAAAGTAAAGCAAGAACAGAGCATTTGAAAGCAGAATTATTAGAACTTGATCGAAAAGTAAAAGAAAAAGAGCTAGTTCCTATGGAAGATGTTGAAAATAAGTGGTGCGACATCATTACCAATGCTCGAACCAAGTTATTAGGTATCCCGGCTAAAGCAAAACAAAGAATACCTGATTTAGATGCAAATGCGGTGTCTTGTTTGGATGATATCGTCCGTGAAGCGTTAGAGGAGTTGTCAGTAGCATGAATAACCTCTTAAAACTCGAAAAAAAGGCTTATTTATCGTTTAAACCGCCTAAAAAGCTTAGTTTGAGCCAATGGGCAGATAAAAACGCTTATTTATCAGCAGAAAGTTCAGCCGAGGGTGGTAGATGGAGGACACTTCCATACCAAAAAGGGATTATGGATGCGATTACTGATCCGAATGTAGAACAAGTAACTCTAATGAAGAGTGCTAGGGTTGGATATTCTAAGATTTTAAACCATTTAATTGCATATCATATCCACCAAGATCCCTGTCCTATTATGGTATGTCAGCCGACTCTAGATGACTGTCAGTCTTACTCTAAGGAGGAAATTCAGCCTATGTTAAGGGACACTCCTTGCTTGCATGGATTGGTAAGTGATCCTAAATCAAAAGATGGAAACAATACATTGTTGCAGAAAAATTTCCCTGGAGGAACATTATCTTTAGTCGGTGCTAATTCTGCTCGTGGATTTAGAAGGGTATCTAGAAGAGTTGTGTTGTTTGATGAGGTTGATGGTTATCCAGCATCAGCAGGTACAGAAGGAGATCAGATAAAACTAGGTATAAGAAGAACAGAATATTATTGGAACAGAAAGATAGTAGCTGGATCTACTCCAACGATAAAAGATTTTAGTCGTATTGAAAGATTGTTTGAGCAAACCAACCAACAGAGATATTACGTTCCCTGCCCAGAGTGCAATCATATGCAATATTTAAAATGGCCGAACATGAAATGGCGAGATAATGATCCAGATACAGTTGCATATGCTTGTGAAAGTTGTGGTTGTTTAATCCCACATAGCAAAAAAAGATGGATGGTAGAAAGAGGAGAATGGAGAGCTACAGCACCTGGTAATCCTAAACACGTTGGTTTTCACATATGGGCAGCTTATTCTTATTCTCCAAATGCAAGTTGGTCAAATCTTGTCGAAGAATTTTTGCAGAGTAAAAATGATCCAGAACAGTTAAAAACATGGATTAATACTATTTTGGGAGAGTGCTGGGAAGAATCAGCAGCAAGCAAGGTTGGTGCTGATGGATTGATGGAGAGAGCAGGGGAAGAAAATTACGAGCAAGGTATACCTCCAGAAGGTGTTCTCACATTGTGTCTCGGATGTGACGTACAAGACGATAGGCTTTCTATGAGTGTTTGGGGTATAGGACGTAATGAGGAAATGCATTTAATAGATAGAAAAGTAATATATGGATCTCCTTCTAGAGCAGATTTATGGAAACAGATGGATGAGGTGTTAATGAGTGAATATACAAATGTAAATGGACAAAAAATGAAGATTGATAGTGCTGCGATCGATACTGGAGGCCACTACACCCAGGAAACTTATCAGTACGTTAGAGAAAGAGGTCAGTTAGGATTAATAGGAATTAAAGGTATGGGTCAGAAAGGCAAACCACCATTAGGAAGACCTAGTAAGGTAGATATTAATTTTTCTGGTAAAGCATTGAAAAGAGGAGTTCAATTATTTCCTGTAGGAGTAGATGTTATCAAATCAACATTGCATAATAGATTAAAAGATGCAGAACCTGGAGAAGGATATATTCATTTCTATCCAACAATTACGCATGATTATTTTCAAGAATTAACCGCAGAGCGACAAGTTCTTAGATATAAGCATGGTTATCAAGAAAGAGTATGGGTCAAAAAAAGTGATGCTAGAAATGAAGCTCTTGATGAAATGGTATACGCATATGCTGCTTGGCAAAGATTGTTACAAAAATATGACAGACGTACAATTTTTGATCAACTTGAAAAAAGATTAAATCCTAAAGACCCTCAAAAGGATAGTAAGCTATCATTAAATCGTACTAAATCGACTAAAAAGTCGAATTTTGTCGCTAATTGGTAAAAAAATGACTTTTCCATCCCCTATAAGAGCCGGAGATTATGTTCAATGGAGAATCCCAGCGAATCAAGATGTATTCGGAAATTCTATAAGCAGTCCAGATTGGTCTGTAATATATTATTTACGCACAAATACAGGCCCTCTTGGTGCAACAATAAATAGTTCCGCATATAATGATGGATTTCAATTTACAATTGCTAGTAACGTAACTGCAACATTTACAGCAGGGGATTGGTATTACCAAGCGGTTGCAAATAAATCTGGCGAGCAAAAACAAACTCTTTACACTGGGAGTTTTGAAGTATTAAAAACTTTAGAGTATACAGGTAATCCTTTAAACTATGACGGTAGAAGTCAAGTTCAAAAAGATTTAGAAACTATACAAGGAGCTATAAGAAATATTATTGGTGGAGGAGTTGTACAAGAATATAAAATAGGAACAAGATCTGCAAAAAAATACGAATTATCTGAATTACTAGCATTAGAAAGCAGATATAAAGCTGAATTAATAAGAGAAAAGCAAGCAGTAATGATTGCTAATGGATTAGGAAATCCTAGACAAACTTTTGTAAGATTTGAGGGAAGCATCTAATGGGCATCAGAACTAATATCGCAAATGCAGTTATCAGAGTTTTAGGCTTTGGACAGAATGCAAAACAATTAACAAGTCTCAAAAGAGCTTATCAAGGTGCATTAGTTTCTAGACTTACTTCCGATTGGATGAGCAGCCAATTGAGTGCCGATGCCGAAATACGGAATAGTTTGCGTAAGCTAAGAGATAGATCAAGAGAACTTGTAAGAAACAATCCTTATGCTAGACAAGCAAAACGTACAACACAAATAAATATTGTTGGTACAGGTATGAAGTTTCAATCTCTTGTCTTGCAACAGAGAGGTGGCAAAAGAGATCAAAGAGTAAATAATCTAATAGAAGAAAAGTGGGCAGAATGGTCTGAGGCTGACAGTTGTGATTGTGCAGGGAAATATAGTTTCCACCAATTTGAATGGTTAGCAGCAGGTGCATTATGCGAATCTGGCGAGGCAATATTTAGAATTGTCAGGCAACCATTTGGAGACAGTAAAGTACCGATTGCTTTGCAAATGATTGAAAGCGATTTATTAGATGAAGAATATGATGATAAGTTACTTAATAAAAATAATGAATGGAGAAATGGTGTTGAAGTTAATGAGTATGGCCGTCCTGTTAGATATGCAATTTTAACTAAACACCCAGGCGATGCATATTATTTAGATTATTCAGCAAATAGAAAATTACACGTTTTTGTACCTGCTGAAGATATTATTCATTTATATCTACCCGAAAGACCAGGGCAAAACAGAGGTGTTCCTTGGTTTCATAGTGTGATGGCAGATATGCACCAATTACAAGGTTATGAGGAAGCTGCTGTTATAAGAGCAAGAGCTGGTGCAAGTATTATGGGATTCATACAAAATGACCAAGGCGAATTAATTGGAGATGATGTAGAAAACAATCAGAGAATTCAATCATTTGAACCTGGAACATTTAGATATCTTATGCCAAATGAGAAAGTAACAGTACCAGATATTGACTATCCATCACAGCAGTATGAGATGTTTGTGAAAAATAAGATTAGACGTTTTGCTACTGGAATTGGATGCAGTTTTGAAACAATTAGTAAAGATTTTTCAGAAACTAACTATTCAAGTTCAAGACTTAGTTTGTTAGAAGATAGAGAACATTGGAAATTCTGTCAAAAATATCTCATAGATAATTTACATTACAGAGTTTTTAAAGAGTGGTTAGGTCTTGCAGTTTTAGCAGGCGAGTTAGATTTTGGAGATTATGCTGCAAACTCTAAGAGATATTGCAAACCAAGATGGACACCGCCAGCACAACATTACGTTGATCCTTTAAAAGAAATAAAGGCGATGCGTGAGGCAGAACAAGCTGGTTATATGAGTAAGTCACAAGTTATTGCACAGACAAATGGTGGCGATTATGACGATATTGTGTCTGAAATTGCAAGAGAACAAGATGTCGCTGAAGGTTTAGGCGTTACATTAGATAAAGATCTAGATTTAGAAGTAGAGATTGGGCAAGAAGTAGCTCCTCCTCCACCTACTAGAACTAAGAAAACACGCAAAAAGGCTGAGTAATTATGGCAAATGTAAATGGAACTGAAATTAGTCTTATGCCTACAGAGGCAATGAGAAGTGCTGCCAAGCAATATAGAAAATGGAAAGAAGAAGGAAGAGCAGGTGGAACAGATGATGCAGCAAGAAGAGCAACACAAATATTAAGCGGAAAAGAACTATCACCTGATACAGTTATTACAATGAATGCATGGTTTGCTCGACATGAGGTTGACAAACAAGGCAAAGGGTTCAATTCTGGTGAGGAAGGGTATCCGTCAAAAGGACGTGTGGCCTGGAGTGCATGGGGATCGGATTCTGGTCAAACTTGGGCTAAATCCAAGTCCAATGCAATTAAAAAAGCTAGGGAGCGTTCTATGGCTGAAGAAACCAAACAAATTGAAGAAAGAGCAGAACCCGATGGTTTAAAAGTCGGTGATTTTGTATCTTGGAATTCTAGTGGAGGTCGAGCTAGAGGAAAAATTGATCGCATTGTCAGAGATGGATCAATAGATGTTCCAGACAGTTCTTTTACAATTACAGGAACAGCTGAAGATCCAGCTGCACTTATAACTTTGTATCGAAATGGGGAGGCTACCGATAGAAAGGTCGGCCATAAATTTTCGACACTTACAAAAATTGCAGACATTAGATCGATTGAGGTTGGAGATAAGTTTGAGCGTAAAGAGGTTACAGACTTTAAAAATGTGAAATCACGCACATTTGAGTTTCCATTCTCATCTGAGTTTGCTGTTAAAAGATATTTCGGAAATGAAATTCTCAGCCATGATGAAGGAGCAGCAGATTTATCACGATTAAATGATGGTGGAGCAGTATTGTTTAATCACGATATGAACAAACCAATAGGTGTTGTTGAACGTGCTTATATAAATCCTGATGATAAGCGTGGTTATGCAAAAATTCGTTTTTCTCGCAACAAGTTTGCTTCTGAAATATTAGAAGATGTTAAAGATGGTATTCTTCGAGGAATATCGTTTGGATATCAAATTAATGACATGGAAGAAGCGGAAGATGGAATGAGGGCTACAAATTGGTCAGTACACGAATTGTCGGTTGTTACGATTCCGGCTGACCCCACAATCGGCTTCGGCAGAAGTTTGATAGAACCCTCTCAAGGTAATAGTATTAGTATGGAAGATAAGTCTCCTCTAGAGGAGATAAATTCTGCGGTTGAATCCGCATCACCCACGGTTCGCACAATGGAAGAATCAACTAAACAAGAAACTGCGGTTGATACGGCAGAAGCCGTAGAGATCGATATCAAGGCCGAAGTACAACGTGCTATTGATGAAAACAATGCTCGTACAGCATCAATCACTTCGATATGTCGTGAATTTGGAAAGTATGGAGCAGAAGAGCTTGCTGAGTCACTTATAAAGGGTAATAAAACCCCCGAAGAAGCAAAAGCAGCAATCCTCGACCTTGTTAAAAACAAGGCAGAGGTTAGAAATACACCCATTCGTTCTACTGACATGACAACAAACGAAGTTGGCTTAGACCAAAAAGAAATTAAGCAGTTCTCTTTCTTGAG